GGCTTAGGGCGGCGCGTTTTCTTCATGCACGCAATACGCAAGATAGCGCGATAGTTGGGTTTCAGGGCAAAGCTGCGGCAATTGCGCGGGAACATCAATATGGGCTTGAGGGGGCAGTGAATGAACTGGCACGGGCACGTTACCCCAAACGGGAGTTATTAGGGCTATCAGAGCATGAGCGCTTAGGTTTATTGGAAATGATTTATCTCGATTTGGTGGGGCAGCTATGAGTTTACAAGAGCTATACCGCTTACTCAGTAACCTTTTTCGTCAAGGCGTGGTTACTGAGGTGGATTTAGACAATGACTGTTGCCGTGTTCAAGTCGGGGAGTTAGTTACGGATTGGATCCGATGGTTAGTGCATCGTGCCGGCGAATCTCGTAGCTATTGGGCGCCAACGGTGGGGGAGCAAGTGTTGATTGGGGCGATAGGCGGTGAGCTAACAACCGGTTTTGTTTTGGGATCACTGTATAGCAATACGAACCCTGCGCCGACACATTCAGCCAATGCATTACACCACACTTTTCCCGATGGTGCGGTGATTGAATATGAGCCTGAGAACGGAACATTAAAGGCCGTTGGTATTAAAAAAGCGGTGATTGAGGCTAGCGATGAAATTAGTGCTACAACCCAAAAAGTGATTTGCAAAGCCTCTGTCGAAATCAAGCTCGATACACCGAACGTGATTTGTACCAACAACCTTACCACCGCCACGTTGAATGTGGAAAAGGGCGGCGAAATGACCGGTAATTTTAATCATAACGGCGGGGCGATAACGTCTAATGGTGTGGTTATACATACTCACCAACATGGCGGTGTACGTTCGGGTGGGGATACATCAGGGAAACCGGTATGAAATACTGTGGCATGAATGCGAAAACAGGTCGTGTTCTGACAGACAGTGAACATATTCGCCAAAGTATCGCTGATATTTTGCGAACGCCCATTGGTTCGCGGGTGATGCGCCGGCAATACGGCTCACTGTTATATGACTTGATTGACCAGCCACAAAACCCTGCGCTGCGCCTCAAAATTATGAGTGCGTGCTATATGGCATTAATGCAGTGGGAGCCCCGCGTTAGGTTACAGACAATTGATTATATTCGTTCAGATGTTGGCGAAATGGGCGTGAGTTTATCCGGTGTCATTATGCAAACGGGTGAGCCGATTTCGATTTCTATTCCTGTGAGGTAACAGTATGGCAGCCAGTATTGATTTAAGTTTATTGCCGGCACCGGATGTGGTCGAACTATTAGACTATGAAGTGCTATTTGCTGAGCGCAAAGCCGCGTTAATTGGTGCGATGCCAGCAGAGCAGCGGGAAGCTATCGCCCGTACTTTAGAATTGGAATCTGAGCCGCTAACCAAATTATTGCAAGAAAGCTGCTATAGAGAATTGATTTTACGTCAGCGTGTGAATGAAGCAGCTCGCGCAAGTATGGTGGCCTTTGCCACCGGTGCCGACCTTGACCAACTCGCGGCCAATAATAACGTGAAACGCTTGATGTTATCTGCGGGTGATGAAAGTGCCATTCCACCGATTGCGCCAGTGTATGAGTCAGATGCCAATTTACGCATGCGTATACCGGCCGCTTTCGAAGCGTTAAGCGTAGCTGGCCCGATTGGCAGTTATGAATATCATGCTCGTAGCGCTGATGGTCGGGTTTCTGACGCTTCTGTCATTAGCCCATTACCGGCTCATGTCACCGTTACGGTTTTATCCCGAGAGGGGAACGGCAGCGCACCGACTGATTTAATTGAAAAAGTAAATGTTGCGTTAAACGATGAGGACGTTAGGCCAGTGGCTGACCGTGTCACCGTACAATCGGCAACTATCGTTAACTATGAAATCGACGCGGTGATTTACTGTTACCCATCACCTGAATACGAGCCGATCATGTCGGCGGCAGAAGAACAAGTGAAACGCTATGCAACACAGCAACACCGTTTAGGCCGTGATATTGTCCTCAGTGCGATTTATGCGGCCTTACATGTTCAAGGCGTGCAACGTGTAGAACTCAAAAAGCCTACATCAGATATCAAATTGGATAAGACACAGGCGAGCTTCTGCACACAAATTAACGTGTCATTAGGGGGTTCAGATGAATAGCCGGTTATTACCTGTCGGTTCGTCACCATTAGAACTCGCCGCAGCTGAAGCCCTCGCACAAATTGAGCGCGTGCCCATTCCTATTCGCATTCTATGTAATCCTGATTTATGTCCGGTGCATTTACTGCCCTATTTAGCGTGGGCGTTTAGTGTTGACCGGTGGGATAAAAACTGGTCAGAAAAAGCCAAGCGCGATGCCGTGAAAGCGGCGATGTTTATTCATAAACACAAGGGCACAATTGGTGCATTGCGCCGTGTTGTTGAGCCGTTGGGTTATTTAATCCGCGTGATTGAGTGGTGGAAAACTAATGAAACCGCCGGCACGTTTCGCCTTGATATCGGTGTTCTTGAAACCGGTATAACCGAGGAAATGTACCAAGAGTTAGAAGCATTAATTTTTGATGCGAAGCCGGCGAGCCGCCATTTAGTTGGGCTTACTATTCAACTGGAAACGCGCGGTGAATTTTATTGCGGTGCATCTAGCTACACAGGTGATTCACTCACTGTTTACGCGTATACACCACCTTTAATTTCTGTTTCTGGCCTTGACGTTCGCGGCGCTGCCATTCACTTAATTGATGAAATGAGGATTAATCCACAATGAAATACTTTGCTCTGCTCACTAAATTAGGTGAGAACTTACTGGCTCAGGCAACCGCTTTAGGCACAAAAATTGAGTTAACCCACATGGCCGTGGGTGACGGTGGCGGCAAATTACCAACACCCGACACGAATCAAACAAAACTGATCGCCGAGAAGCGCCGCGCGGCAATTAATACACTATTCATTGATGACAATAATAAAAATCAAATTGTTGCAGAGCAAATCATCCCTGAAAAAGATGGCGGTTGGTGGATACGTGAGATTGGGTTGTTTGATAAAGCTGGTAATTTAATTGCAGTAGCGAATTGCCCTGAAACCTACAAGCCACAATTAGTTGAAGGCTCAGGCCGCACACAGTCAATTCGTATGGTATTGATTGTCAGCCATACCGAGTCAGTGACATTAAAAATTGATCCGTCGGTGGTACTTGCGACTCGTGCATTTGTTGATGATTCAGTAAAAAAGGGCATTGAAGAGCATGAAAAAAGCCGCAAACACCCCGATGCAAGTACAACAGCTAAAGGTTTTGTGCAGCTTGCAGATACATTGAGTGCAGACAATACAAAAGCTATCACTCCTAAATTAGCAACAGAAATTAATCAACGTGCAACTAGTGCACAAACAACCGCCAATACCGCAAACACTAACGCGACGAATGCGAATAACAATGCGAATGGTCGCGTTCCCAGCACTCGCAAAGTTAACAATAAGCCATTAAGTACGGATATTAATTTAACTGCCAGTGATGTTGGTGCATACGATAAAAGTGAGTCTGATAATAGGTTTCAACCGAAAGGTAACTATGCACCGGCTGGCGATTATCAACCTGCTGGCGACTATGCTACAAATGAAGCTCTTAAAAAAATTACTTCACAAACTATTTTCGCTAGAGCTGAAGCAATCCCACCCAATGCGGATTTAAATGATTACAAAAGTGCTGGGTTATTTTATCAAGCATCAGGTGTGCATGGGGCAAATGCAAAAAATTATCCTCCGGGTAGTTCAGCGGGCTCACTTGAAGTCGTGATGACAGGCACGACAAGCGTTAAGCAAATCTATACAGAGTGGTATGAAAAAAAAACGTATACAAGACGCTATAACGGCGGTGATAAAACATGGGCTGATAAGTGGGATGAAGACTTTACAGCGTTAAATCCTCCGACAGCATCAGATGTGGGAGCATATAGCACACAGCAAGCTGATGCAAAGTTTCAACCAAAGGGCAATTATCTTGATAAAGACGCAACCCAAGAGCAAACCACAAAAGGTTTTTTAACTGCACATCGTCGTTTATCTGTCGAAGCACCTGATAAAGCAAGAGCAATATTGTACGCGGTAGAAAGCGGTAATGTCGGCATTAGTGCTCAAGATTCAAGCGGAAAATGGTTGGGCGATATTAAACATCCAGCGAATGGTAAAAACGGCACACTTGCAATTGTAGAGCAGCTTCTTGGAGAGGGACAAACATGGGTTGATGTTACATCGCAACGCAGATCTAAGGTCACATACACCAATGAAACGTCAAGACCGATTCTTGTTTGTGTGACTGCATATGGTGAAGCTCACAATGTTCATTTTTTAGTTAATGATACTGTCGTTGCGCTTATTGGTTATAACTCAATCACGACAATAGCTCGTCCTTTATCAGTGATCATACCTGCCGGCGCGAAATACAGAATTTCTGACACGATTGGTTATACGTACACGTGGAGTGAATTACGATGATATATTTTAAAGATAAAGAACAACATGTGTATGCTTATACAAAAAGCAACATAGAGCAAGTATCGCGTTTAACTGAGCTCGAAATGATACTTTCTGAAAAAGAGCCTGCTTACACTGATGCATATAATGTATTGCAAGCTGCTTTGCTGGAACTTAACGAAGCGATAGCTCGGTGTGATTCAGCTATAGCAAGTGAAGAATCTAAGGAGGATGTATCTGAGTTTGAAAATGATGTTAATATAAAAACAGCAAATTATAACTCTGCTTTAACTGCATTTAGCAAAATCGAATCTGAATACTTACCCATTAAGTCAGAGTATGACGAAATCCCTTTAGTGTTTTTTGAAATACGTGAAAATATCAACGTTATGAAAAAAATGACGCCAAAAGAAGTTGATGCTTATTTGAATCCACCGGTTTCAAAGGAACAGTTAATTGCTAAAGCTGAACAGCAAAAGCAATCACTTTTAGCTGAAGCGAATAGCGCGATTGCACCACTGCAAGATGCTGTTGACTTGGGTATGGCTACAGAATCCGAAACGGCAGCACTGCAAGCGTGGAAAAAATACCGCGTTCTGTTAAACCGTATTGACACTTCAACCGCACCAGATATTGATTGGCCAGAAAAGCCAGAGTAGTAAAAAGCCCCGTTTTTCGGGGCTTCACTTCAAAACGTTCCCATCAAATCACTCATTGTGATATTAGCCAAACCCTCTCGAATATCTTCACTGACGCGGCTTAATGACAAATTAAAATCTATCTTTTTTGCCTTACCATCAATAAAAAACTCAGTGCGCTCGGTGACTAAGTTTGTGATCACATACATACCGTAAATAGTACCTGTGCCCTCAATTAGTGGTAATGGTCGTGCAACATAGGCAGAGGTTTTTAATAATTCAAGTGACACATCACCGCCGGTAACTTCAGGGTAAAGCGTGCCGGCAAGTGTGATCTTATCTTCACCAGCGCCCACATATTGCCATTTGGCACTGCGGCCAACACGATCATTTTTCACATGGCGCCAGTCAAGTGAATGGTTAAAGGTTTGATAAGGCGCGGTGCGGAGTTCAAACACAAACATGCCATAAATCATCATCATAATATTAATCCTGATCTTTTAAGCTAGAACGGCGGCGGCTATCACGTTCACGTAACAAGGTGGTTAATTGCTGTTTCACAATGTCGGCAATTTCTTTTTTATTGCTCATATCAACACCGTAAAAATTCAACTCAAAGGTATTGTATTCCGGCTGCATAATTTGGCGTTCTGGCCGTGTCGGCGATACTGCTACTGGTACCGCATTTAATTTGGGTTGAATAGGGGCTAGCGTATTGATCAACGCATCATTGAATTGTGGAAATAATGAGGTTTTTCTCGCAGCAATGCGGGGCTCTTGATATAACCCATTAACGGCCGTTACGGCTGGAAAGTTCTTGAATACAATATCGCCGAGTTTATTTCTATCGACACTCTCCGCGGCGTCATTTAACGCGGATTTACTGCCTTTTTGCTTGCTCTTTTTCTCTGCACCGTCATACACCAAGGTGCCGTATTTTTCCGCATTTTCTAGCGAGTTAACGTCATTGGCTTTTTTTTGTAATTCGCTACTTTTCTCAAGCTGCTTACCCGCAACAGTGACGCTGCTGGTGATTTTACTGGTTGCCTCGGTTTGTTGTTTTTGTGCCTGCTCGTTGGCTTTGGCGGTTTTCCCTGCGTAAGCGGAAACTGAATTTAGTACTTTGAACGGTTCCTTTTCATTCGGGTCAACCCCCATGGCACGCGCTGCATCAGCAGCAGCTTCCGCAGCAGAGGGGATAACACCGAGTTTTTCAAGTATCCAGCCAAGACCTTTGGCGACTTGTTGAATTGGCCAGAATAGGGCGCTGATGGCTTTACCCACTACCTCGCCGAACACTTGACCGGCTTCGGTGCACGACTTTAATTCTTCAGCGGATAACTGAACTGGTGACAATAATTCTTTAAACCAATTCCACACCTTGCTAACTGCATTTGAAATGCTGTCGAATATCGGGGCGAATGGGGCAAAAGTAGCACTAAATGCCGTACCTATAGGCGCAAGCGCTGACATGAAGCCATCCCAAAAGCCACCGAAAAACGCTTTAATCGGTTCCCAATATTTGTAAATCAACACACCGGCAGCAACAATAGCTGCGACGACCAAGCCTACTGGGCTTAATAACAATGATAGACCGCTACCAATAAAACCAATGACACTACTGGCAGCGGTTCCCAAACTTCCAAACCCTGCGACAGCCAAACTTTTAATACTACCACCCAGTAGAGATAATGCCCCCATTGG